TTTTTTAAGAGAGATTCAAGATATGCATGACAACTTTCGCGAAATCAACAATAAACTTGATAAACTTATCGATAAGATGCTTTCAACTAAATGAGTTACATCGTCGAAGTACAAGAAGACGAGAATGGAGATCAGTTCATTGTTCTTCCCGATGAGATCATAGAAGAACTCAGCTGGCAGGAAGGCGATGTTCTTAATTGGGACGTTCGCAGCAACGGCATTATTCTTTCTAAGGTAAACGACGCGGCCGGTTACGAAATTATAGAAGAGTAGAATAAACGGAGAAAAGAGAAAGAAAATGTCACAAGGTTTTTATGGCGGCTACATGGGCAACGCAGGTGCCCTGAGCGATCTTGTTTATCGTGGCGGCCCTAACCAAATGATGCCGCTACCTTATTACGGTGGCGGACAAGGCATTCAACAACTTGGTGGATTTCCAGGACCCAGTCAGCTTTCCACTGATGTGATCAAAGCGAATGTTCCAGGGGCAGGACGTGGAGCTTTTACAGGACCCAGCCAGCTTTCCACTGATGTGATCAAAGCCAATATCCCAGGGGCAGGACGTGGAGCTTTTACAGGGCCAAGTCAACTTTCTACCGATGTGATCGAAGCCAATATCCCAGGGGCAAATCTCCTTGCGGGCGGTAAAAGTTTTGGCATTAATCCGGGGGCAGCTGGAGACGCTCGTCGCATGCGCAAAGGATTGTCTCCCCAAGATGTTCAACGTTTAATTGAAGCAAACCCACAATTTGAAAACCAGATTCGCGAAATGTATCTCCCTGGCGCCCAAGGAACTCCATTTTTCAAAAAAGCTGGTCTTCCTGCTGGTTTTGATGCTAAGTATGTCTCTTGAGCTGTTAAGCTTTAACTAATCCAAAACAATAAATAATGGCAGACGCTAAGGCCCGGCTTCAAGAGATCATCAACGCTTATCTTGATAAAGATAGCAATATCGTTGTTGATACCGGCATTGTCGCGTCTCATATTGCCCAGATGAAACTTTTTGGCATTCGCCAGGGAGTTGAGTTTTTCCCGTCTCAAGATAATTTCGGCGCGCAGCGAAAGGATTTCCTTGATCGCGTGATGAAATACAACAAGATGGATACACGCCTAGATTCTATCTGGGAGTATTTTCTTTGTGATGGAAAAGGTCTTTTTTACATTCGTCCCACTAAAAACAACTATCGGCTTTATTATTTCCGCGAGCATGAATATCGTGCTTATTACAACGTTGACGGCGAGCTTGATGAAGTTGTAATCATCTACAGCTACAAAGTTCGACGCGGCAATGGATTTGGGGATCAAATTAATACAACAAACTTGACCGGAAACCAGAGCACGTATAACCCTGGAGCCAAACGATACATTCGTTTGTCCATTAAGGCCACAGAAATTGAAGAGACTCATTCTGAGTCAGAGATGAATTTCGAAATGCCTACATATGCTTTGACAGGTAACACCAAACAATTAAAAAACAGTCTTGGTTTTATTCCGTGTGTCGAGATATTAAATAATCCGCAGGGCCTTTCCAACGACGGCGTTGGCGAGTTTGACGCCATGGCAAATCATATTATTACGCACGACGACTTGATGCGCACGATGCGCAAAAATATTACATTTTTTGGCAATCCCACTTTGCTCTCTTCTCGTCCAAAGACAGATTTGATGGAAGCAGGTGGAGATGCTGTTGTACAGCGCCCCTCCATTGCAGCAAACTCTGGCTTTACCAGTCCGGCTCCCTTTAGCCGATCCATGTTCAAATCAGATCCTGTTAGCAGGGGTGTTGATGGACAAATCCGGGTTCCAAGAGTCATTGCAAACCTGGAACCCAATGACCGAGTCGGCTATATTGTTCCAGATGCTATTACAGGCGACCAGAACGCTTTTGCGCGTCAGTACAGGGAAGAGATACGCACGTCACTTGGCGGTGTTGATGAACTATCTATTTCCGCTGGCGTTACAGCAACTGAGTACAAATCTTTGTTCGGACGAGTTGCCGCAACCTCAAAGAAAAAAGCCAACGCTATTTACACACACGGTATTTGCAGGTGTTTAGAGTTAATTGTTTATCAAGAAGAGCAACTGTTCAAAACGACATTAGCAGCTGCAGCTGGCATTGAGAAACCGGTTCCTGTATCTCCTGATGCTTCGCCGGATGAAGAGGGTGCTTATCAACAAGCAATGCAGATGTATAACGATAAGCTAAAACGTCTCATGTTGGCTTGCATCGAGACGCAGATGATTCCCCCTGGCGTCATGGGACTTATTCCCGATGGAGACGTTACAGTCCTCTGGCGCTGGCTCGGCCCTGTTTACGAGGATTCTACCCAGGACATTCTTAACAATTCAATTGTTGTAAGGAATTTACAGGAATTAGGTGTTGATAGCATTGAAGCATTGAAATACCTCTTTCCGTCTAAGACGGATGAGGAAAGGGCCGAGATGTTATCTGGGTTCCCATTCAGAATGGTTAATGAATTACAGGGTGCATACTCTAAATTCGCTAGCCTAGTGGGGGGCATGATGCAGACTCCCCACCCGCAAGCACCGGATTTACCGATGGCTGCGGATCCAAGATTGGATTTAACGCCATATCTGTATCGAACATTAGAAGCTCTACAAAAGGAGATGAGTTATGCAGGACGCTACCGTCCAATCGATCCCACAGACGAGCCCGACTCCGGCATCGGTGGCTCCCAGCAGCTACGTGGTGGCAGCACCCAACAGCTACCAGGCAGCTCCAGCCCAGGCTCCAGTGGCAGCTCCGATTCAGTATCAAGTGGGTACCAGCTACCCCCAAGCGGTGCCTCAGGCGGCCCCCAATTACCAATCCGCCCCGTCTCAGTACGCCCCCCAATCCCAATCGGAGGCCCCGGCCAGCAATCCATGGGAGTCGGCGTTCAACAAGGTGGTGAATCTGCTGAGCGCACCAGTTCAATCCCCGTTCCAGGCTCAACCGTATCAGACGACTCAATACAGTCCAGCCAATTACGGCCAGCAACCCAGCCCAGTTACGCCACAATCGGCTCCGCAGACCTGGCAAGCCAACCCGACATACTCGCCCAGCTCTTCCCAAACTTACTCGGCGGGCTACTTAACAGGGGAGGGAGCTCGCCAGGCCCACGCGGAAGTGAACAACGCGATCGCGGATTATCTCGAGCTAAGCCCCGAAAGTAAGTATGTAATCAATGCTTATGGCTGGGAATCCCCGGCGATCCTCAATAACTATGCTCTCCAGTTGGAAAACATGCTGGATAGCGCAGTGGCATGGGGCAGCCAAGCCAAGGAGTTGATCAAGGGTTATGCCAACTTCTCGGTCAATGAGCATCAAGAAAATCTTGCGTACAACGAGATTCTGACCAACCCTGATGTACTTAGCGATTATACGCTTAAGTTCTTCGGTCCAGAAGGTCCTTATCCTGTTTACGAAAACGAAGTTGAACTTGAGACTCCCGGCTATCGCACTGAAGCCGTGAATCCTATGCTGGGTCAATTCCCCGCACCTCCCTCTGCAGCAGCTCCTCAGCAACCTGAAAACTTCTGGGGCTCCTTTAAACAACAGATGGATATGGATCCCAGCAATGCCTGGCGCATTCTGAACCAAGCTCAGCCTCAAGTTGTTGCAAACAAGCTTTTTGTGATGGAGTGATGCCATGATTCCTCTCGTTCTAGGGGGATTAGGTGCAGTTGGTGGCGGCCTTGGCGCAGGTGCCTTGGCCGGCCGCTACATGCCAATTGTTGCTAAGCAAGCAGTCCGTGCAGTAGACAAGAGCAAGAAACAAGTTTCAGAAAAACTTGCGAATGCAGCTGTTGGCATGGATAAGTACGGAGCGGGCGGACCAGGGGCTATTGGTGCAATGGCCTCTGATGTTCAAAACCTGCTTCTTAAGGGTGCAGATGCCGCTCTGAATGTTCCGACAAAATCTCTTGTTAGGGGCGGTGCCCTTGCAGGTAACATCGGTGCGGGCGCACTTGGAGCAACAATAGGTGCCAACGTTCTTGGCGGTATTGGCCAGGCAATGTATCCCCAACAAGAAGCAGTTGACCCTGAGTCATATGGCTCTAGTAACTCCATGGGCGCACGTTACAAACCGCCCACCATGCAGTACGTGTAATAAATAAATTACCGACTGCTAAAATTTGTGATAGATAAGACATATCACTGTCTGAATCTTTCACCCGATAAAACACTTCCTGCGACACTGGAGGATAAAACAAAGTGTTCATTGATAACGACTTTCCAAAGATGCTGGGTGCGGAACTTTACCGTCCTCACCCTGCTTACATTGCTGAAATGGCAGTCGAGCCTGTGGTCGTTCACGACTTCACTCGTCAGCCTGGTCAAACTGTGCAGTTAGATCGCTACAAGTTCTGGGGAACCCCTGGTACCAAGGACAGCCGTGAGCGTATTGCTGACCAGACCATCGGTACCGCCAACAGCCGCAACATCACCAAAGAGAAGG